AAATCGAGGTGGCCGTAGCCTACGATAATTCCATCCTATGAGCGTAACCCTCATAGCCTACCCGACGACCAGTTTCATCAACGACTTGGCGGCGTGGAACAACTTCAACACCCGTGCCGATGCGGATGGAGCGGACACCAAGGAGGAAGCCTGCTTTGATTGCCTGTACCTGCGCTTTGCGGGGCTGAATGCCATGCCCGAACTCGCCTATGTCCTGGACACGATGGGCGGCACGGACATTGCGGTAACCTATTCCATCGGGGATATTGAGGATGTGACCAAGCAACGGGGGTCGTTCAGCAAAACTATTACCCTGCCGAACACCCCGACGAATCGGGCCTGCTTTGCGTATGCGTACAACATCCAATCCTTCGTGGGTGGCTTCCAACCCAACAAGCGGATTCGTGCCGCCATGTGGGAGGACGGGGTGCAGGTGTTCAGCGGAGTACTGCAACTGCTCTCCATGAGCAAAACCAAGGGAACCGTCACCTACGAGGTCGGGTTGTTCACGGACAATGTAAGTTTGTTCAAAGCCATTGAGGGCAATATGCTGGTGAACACGGCGGGCGTTACAGGCATGAACCACACGCCCACCAGCGGCCATGTGAGCGGCACTTGGACGGCATCGGGTGCGTTGAGCAGCGGGTATGTTTACGGGGTGGTGGATGCGGTCGGATTTAGCGACTTGACCCAAGGCAACTTGGTCGCAGGGTGGTGGCAGTTGGGGCCAAGCCTTTATGTCAAGAAGATGGTGGACCTCATCTTCGCCCAAGCGGGATTCAGGTACTCGTCCAACTTCTTCAACTCGTCGCTATTCAATAAACTGGTCATCCCCTACGCAGCGGGGACCATGCCCTTGAATTTATCGGGGTCCAACATATTTGCTCAAACAACGGGGAGCACGGCAAATTTTATCAAGGGCGCAAACCAAACGCTCGCATTTCCCAAAGACACGCCTGCGCCTTTTTACGATAATCCTGGCTACTGGGTCGCCTCATCCAGCACCTTCGTCGCTCCTGCACTCCCGACCCGTTGGAATGTTGATGTGACCTTGAATGTCAGCGGTTCAATTTCGTTTAGCGGGAGTATTCGTTGCAATATGTCCATCCGAAACATCACTGATTCAACGGACATCTCGGTAATCAGCAACATTACCGCAAGAACTCAAAACCAGTTTACGGTCCGCTTTGAAAACATAACCATCCCAGCAGACATTACCGCAAATGTTGGGTTTGTCATTACCGCTGATACGGTTGTTGCAACCCAAAACTTTAGCGTCCTTTCGGGGGCAACGGTTCAATGGACTTGCCTTGAAAACCCCGTTGGTATCGGCGTGCTGGATATGCGGACCGCACTCCCTGCCGATGTCAAGCAAAGCGACCTATTGCAAGACCTGCAGAAGATGTTCAACCTGCAGTTCATGCCTGACCCGCAAGACCCAAAGTTGATTTATATTGAACCTTGGAAGGACTTCTATTCCAGCGGGTCGGTGGTGGATTGGTCGCAGAAATCCGACGAGAACGCAGAGCAGGTGCTGACCAATGGCGACCCCAACGCCTACACCAATATCATCTTCAAATACAAGGACATGGGGGATTACCTGTCCAAGACCTACAAGCAATCCTATCCCTTGGCCCGTGAAGGATATGGCGGCCGAATCTTCAACACCTCCAACTTTTACGGCAAGGGGGACAAGGTGGTAGAAACCCTGTGCGGCACACTCATCCCCGCATCGTTCGCCTCGGATAAGATTCTTGGCCGTACTTGGGATTTGGAGGGAACTCGGTTGAGCGGAAGCATCAAGCCGTTGCAAACAGGCTACCGAATCGCCCAATACAACCGCATCACGGGTCAAACGCCTTGGCTCTATTGGTACGGTCTTGAAGAGGACGGCTTTGCTGCAACAACCCCGATAACCTCCCTCCCCTTCGTGTCCCACATCGACAACCCCTACGCCCCGAATGTGGACCTCACCTTCGGGCAGCCAAGGTTGGTGTACTACAACGCCGTGAACGCAAGCGGCAACCCGTACGCCTACACAAACAATAATCTCTACAACACCTATTGGCTGAACTACATCAACGAAACCGTATCACAGGAAGCCTTGCAGTTGGAACTCACGATGCTGCTATCAAGCGTGGACATCTACCAACTAGACTTTCGAAAGCCCGTGTACTACGGCGGCATCCGTTGGAGGTTGCTGGAGATTCGGGACTATTTGGTAGGGCAGATGAAGCCGTGTCGTGTCACGCTCCGCCGCATCCTCAACCTGACCGACTTTGCTGCAACCACGACGACCCCGATTGCAAGCGACCCCGAATTTTTGTTCAACGGTCCCATTGACCCCGACCCTGTGGACCCAGGCTATGAACCACCCGTAAACCCCGAACTACCCTCCGAAGGCTAAGATATGGCAGATGTAACCAAAGAAATAGTCCTCGAAGTAGGGCTGAAGGATTCCACCGCCGCTGGAACGACCAGCGCAAAGACCCGCTTGCGGGAATTGCAGAAGACCCTTGCAGACATGGCCCTTGCAGGCCAAGACGGGACGAAGGCATTCCGTGAAATGGAGAAAGAAGCGGGACGGCTCAAAGACCAAATCGGGGACACGCAGCAGAGGATTAAGAACCTCGCCTCGGACACACGCACCATTGACACCTTCGTCGGGGCTATTCAAGGCATCACGGCGGGATTCCAAATCGCCCAAGGTGCAGCGGCCTTGTTCGGAGCGGAGGAAGAAGAACTGCAAAAGTCCTTGGTCAAGGTCCAAGCGGCGATGGCCCTCGCTAACGGGGTGCAACAGGTGGCTAACCTGCTGAACAAGGATTCCATCCTAATCACCCAAGGCCAAGCAGCGGCGCAGGCACTCTACGCCGTGGCGGTGGGAACCAGCACAGGAGCGATGAAGGCGTTCCGCATCGCACTCCTTGCCACGGGTATCGGTGCAGCAGTCGCAGCGATTGGGCTATTGATAGCCAAGTGGGACGACCTCACCGCAGCGGTCCGTCGGTTCCTGAACTTACCCGACCCCAAGCAACGGGCAGCGGAGCAAGCCATGGCCCTGCAACGGGAGGAAGCCCAACTGGAGCAGTACCGCCAAGCCTACGACAAGCACACCGACGGCCTTATCGCTGCTGACAACAAGCGCAAAGCCCAGCAGGAGCAACGCCGCAAGGACGAAGAAGCGGCCACCAAGCAACGCCTGCTGAAACTTCAAGAGGAAAACAACGCCATTATCAAGTTCGTGGAGGACTTGAATCTCACCCTCTACGAGATGGAACTGGACCGCATCATGAAGCAGGACCAACTCCAAGAGGACCAAATGCTACGCAGGCGGGATGCCTATCTTCGGGACATCCGTTTGCGGAACGATGCGGATGCCAAGTCAGCAGCGGGGCAAGCACAACGGGAAGCGGACCTCGCATCCCTTCGTGAGAAATATGTCGGGCAGTCCTTTGCCGTCATCGGTGACATTATCCAAGCAAGTGCAGGCAAGAGCGAAGAAGCCCAACGGCGGGCCTTCAATGTAGCGAAGGCCGCAAGCATCGCCCAAGCCATTGTCAGCACTTACCTTGCCGTCAACTCGGCCTTGGCTATCAAGCCAACGGAAACCGTCTTCCCAGGTCAGCGTTTCGTGGAGGCAGGTCTTGCCCTTGCCGCTGGTCTTGCAAATGTGGCCAAGATTAAAGCGACGCAATTCCAAGGGGGTGGAGGAAGCGCACCAGGTGGAAGCGTAATGGGTGGAGCATCGGGCGCAAGCATGACCCCGCCGCCCATCTTCGCCAACCCCCAAACGACCAACCTCGGAACGGGCGACCTGTCATCGGGGCAGGGTCAGCAGAACCAACCCATGCGGGCCTATGTCGTTGAGCGTGACATCCAGCAGACGACCAACAGGGTGCGCCGCTTGTCCGAATTTGCAACATTGGGGTAACGCCTACATCTACCACCATGGAACTTCCAGTTTACCGAATGACCGTGGATGAGGTTGACGAAGGCGTGCAGTTTGTCGCCCTCGTTGATATGCCCGCTATCGAGAAACCCTTCCAAGCATTTGCCAAGACCCCGCAACGCTTCGCCGAAACGGGAGAACGCAGGGTGCTGACGGGACCGCTCATGTTGGCCGATACGCCCATCTACCGCAAGGACGACACTTACGGCGAGTACTATGTCGTATTCGACAAGGCTACCATCCGCAAAATCGTGCAGAAGTATTTCAAGCAGGGAAACCAGCACAATGTGAATGCTTACCACAACGCCGAACTGGACGGCGTGTTCATGTTCGAGTCCTACATCACCGACACCGAGCGGGGCGTACTTGCACCCAAGGGCTACGAGGACACCCCCGACGGCTCTTGGTTCGGCTCCTTCAAGGTGGAGAACGACGAAGTGTGGGAGAACCGTCACGCCTTCAAGGGTTTCTCCGTGGAGGGCTTGTTCGGGATGAAGAACACAGGAACCGAACTGGAGGTCGCACTCGCTGGCCTCGCAGACGATTTGACTAACTTTTTGCAACATATCAACCCAACCTACAAATCCCAATAACATGAACCTAAAATCAGCCATTGACACTTTGCGGACTGAACTCCGCAAGTTCACAACTCAAAAGCAATCCTTCGCCGACTACAAGTTGGTAGATGGAACCGTTGTCCGTGTGGACGGCGACCTCGTTGCAGGTACCGCCGTGTATGTCATAACCGAAGACGAAACCCTGCCCGCTCCCGATGGTGAGCATCAAGTGGAAGGCGTTGGTGTCATCAAGACCGAAGGTGGCAAAATCACCGAAGTCGTCGTGGCCGAAGCCCCAGCACCTGCCGAGGAAGTCGCCGTGGCTGCTGAAATAACCCCCGAAGTTGCAGGTGAAGTGGTGAGTGAAATCGCCGAAGGCTATCCGATGGTGGACCCGTTGATGGTGGAAGAAATCGTAAAGAAGCACTTGGTGTCCATCATGGAGGAACTCAAAGCCGCCTACACCGAAATGGGCAAGATGAAGGAGAAAATGGCTGCCTTTGCCTCGCAGATGGAAACCATGACCGACATCGTTGAGAAGGTCGCCGAACTCCCCTCCGAAGCCCCCAAGCCAACCGCCTCCGCAATCGTGGAGCAACGGAAGGCATCTGCCCAGCAGAACTTTAACAACCTCGCCCAAGCAATCCAATCCCTCAAAAACTCCAAATAAACTTTAACCCCCAAAACAAAAAGCCATGTCATTTTCTCTTGGAACTCTAACCGCTTACACCGAGCAGCAAAGGTTGCCGCTCATCACTAAGGCCGTATTCTCGGCCCGCACCGCCGCCCTGTTCACGAAGCAGGTGGGCATTAAATCAGCCGCTGCCCTCAACTTGATGGACACGGATGCCGCCCTTGCTGCGGGTACTGCCTGCGGATGGACCGCAGCAGGAACCACAACTTTCTCGCAAAGGAATATCACCGTTGCACCCATGAAAGTCCAAGAGGCTCTTTGCCCTCGCTCGCTGGAGCAATACTGGATGCAGTCCCAGTTGACCCAAGGTTCTACCTACGACGGTGTTCCTTTTGAGCAGGCATTCGCCGAGCAGAAAGCCCTCCGCATCGCCGAAGCCTTGGAGAACGCCATTTGGTCGGGTTCTACCTTGGTCACAGGTTTGTTGACTATCCTGAACGCTGCATCAGGTTCTACCGTGTCAGGTAACACCGCTGCCGTGTCTGCTTCCACTGGTATCACCACGGGCAATGCTATCAGCATTTTTGATAACATCTACAACCGCATTCCGCAAGCCATCTTGACCCGCAACGACTTGGTAATTTTCTGCGGATGGGACACTTTCCGCACCTTGATTGGAGCGTTGAAATCCACCGCCAATGTCCTCTACAATCAAGTGGACCTGCAAGGGTTGGCCGATGGTGACATCATCTACCCTGGCACCAATGTCCGTGTCGTTGCAGTCCCAGGTTTGCTTGGCTACAATCGCATGGTTTGTTCTTACCTCGGAAACTTCTTCTACGGAACCGACCTGTTGAGCGACGAGGAAAACTTCTCCCTGTGGTACTCGCAGGACAACGATGAAGTCCGCTTCCAAGCAGCCTTCAAAGTTGGTGTCCAGGTTGCCTACCCCGACCTCATCGTTGACTGGAGATTGGCCTAAGTGTAAGGGGGGCGGGTAACTGCCCCCCGTTATTTTGTTCCACCTTAAAATAAAATATACACTATGTCTTGTTCCTTAACTACGGGCTACGCCCTCGGATGCCGCAACTCGGTTGGCGGTATCAAAACAGTTTTTGTCAAAGCCTTCGTTCCAAGTGGCTCGGTTTCAACGAACCTAAGCGGCCAAGTGACGGGCTTCATCCCGACCTCCACATCGGGGTCTTGGTTTGAGTATGACCTCACAAAGGCGACCTCATCCATGACGGAAACCATCACCGCATCAAGCGAAAATGGCACAATCTTCTACGCCCCCGAAGTCACCTTCACCATCAACAAATTGCAGACCACCGTTCGCAACGAACTGCTGCTCCTTGCCCGTGCAAGGGTCTATGTCATCGTGCAGGACAACAACGACCAATACTGGTTCCTTGGGGCTGCGAACGGAATGGAGTTGACCGCTGGAACGGCGGGAACTGGTACTGCATTTGGTGACCGCAGCGGTTACGAAATCACGCTTTCGGGCATGGAGCCGAACGCCATGCTGAACATTTTAACCTCCGTATTTGCAGTAAGCACGACCCAAATCAGCGGTTCGTAAAGTATCTTTGACCTGCGGGCCTCATACCCCGCAATGGTTTAGTGGTCTGGGCCATCTCGCAAGGGGTGGCCCTTTTTTTTGTACCTTTGGGTATGAGAATTTGCATCGTTTACAACGCCCACCCGACGGGGTGTTCTTTCTATCGGCTGGAGATGCCAAACGCATATCTTGGCGACAACTACACGGAGTTCGACTATGTCTGCGTGGACAACATCGGCAATGTCAAGGATGAAGACCTAAAGACGGTCGATGTGTGGCTTTTTAATCGCTTGTGGTGTCAAGGTACGCTGGACCAAATTCGGAAGGTTTACGAGGCTCTAACGGCCTTTGGGGCGAAGGTAATCTTGGACCTTGACGACTATTGGGTGCTGGAGAGCGGGCATATCATGTACCGCCACTATTTGTCCACGAAATTGGATGAGCAAATCCGAGAACACATCCGACTTGCTGACCATGTGACCACCACCACGGAACACTTGGCGCAGAAGATTCGCCTGCTCAACAAGGCCGTGACCATCCTGCCCAACGAACCCTACGAGGCTTACCAGCAGTACCTGCCCGACACGAACGCAGAACCCGAACCGCACCTGTTCAAGATTGGCTGGTTCGGAGGGGCGCAGCACCAAGAGGACATCGCCTTGGTGGAGCATTCGTTTTCCTTGCTGGCTCACGACCGCTCCCTTGACGGAAGATACAAAATCTACCTTGGAGGGTGGAACGATGGGAACGCCGTGTACGATGACTACGAGCGGATGCTCTCCTGCAAGGGGCTGAACAAGAATTACGGACGCATCCAAGCGGCTGACATATATTCCTATGTCGGCGGGTACAATTTCATCAACGCAACCATCGCCCCGCTCCGTGATACCAAGTTCAACAGGCTGAAAAGCGAACTGAAGGTCGTGGAAGCAGGATGGATGGGCAAGGCTATCATCGCCTCGGAAACCATCCCCTACACCGACATAATCGTCCACGGCCACAACGGGTTGGTCATACCCTACGGGAAAAAAGACGCTTGGTACAAGGCGGTGAGGAAGTTCGTGAACGAACCCGACTACGCTCGCTCCTTGGCCGTGCAGTTGTCCAAGGATGTACGGGAACGCTTTGACATCAGTAAGACCGCCGAGCGGAGGGCCGAACTCTACCGAAGCATCGGGCGCAAATTGTGAAATTGGCGGGCAAAGTACATTTAGGGGTAGAGTGATTTACCTATCCCCCAACACCAACAACACCATCGTCGTCACTTGGACGCAGCGGGCCTCATCGGGTGACCGTTACATCTTGCGGCTGACCAACATCGCCAAGAACCTGACGACCGACTTCACCCTGCTGAAATCGGCCAACCTTTCGAACTACACCAACCGCTATGACAAATTCTCCATCGTTGTGGGGTCGCTTGAAACGGGGTCGTATAAGTATGAGGTTTACGATACCTCTTCCACGGTTGGTGCAGCCGTTGCGGTGGTTGAAACGGGCTTGGCGTATGTACAGGTAGTATCGCTCACATTCAACACCTTTGCCAATTCCATCCAGTACACCGTCTTCGGGTCATCCGACGAGGGTGTCTTTGACCAAACCTTTGACCCCTCTTTCGCATGAGCGTACAAACCCGAAGCCAGTTGACGGCATCTGCTGCAACTATCACCACCGAAACCGCCGCAGGAGCGAATACCGCCGCCCGTGTGGGTGGCCTCTTTGACGACCTCGCAGACACCGCTACCTTGGACCGAGAGCGGGGCGTGGCGAACCTGTACCTGGACGAATCCAAGAACTTCACCCCAACCCAAGGGCAGGCAGTCAAGTTGACAACCCCGCTGAAATCGGGACTGCTGACGACCTACAACTTTACCCGCACAACCACCGCCATCACCTACACAGGGACGACGAGTGCTGCTTTGCGGGTATCGGCAAGCATGGTATTCTCGCAGGGGAACGGCAACCAAATCCTCATCTATATCGCCAAGAACGGAACCATCATTCCGCAGTCCATGACCGACATCACCACGGGCCACAACAACGGCCATGCGGTCACGCTTGAAGCGATTCTGCAAGGTGCAGTCAACGATGAATTTACTATCTACATCAACGCCGTAAATAGTGGCGCAAACATCGCAATTTCGGCTCTCAACTTCACCGTCCACACGCTATGAGTATAAAACAATCATTCACCCAATGGCTTGGGATTGAGCATAAAGTCCCCGTCATGTTGGAGAACAAGGCGGGCAAGTTCATCACCTACGGGGCGTTGAACGAGTACCCCTACTATCTGCTTGACAACTACCGCCGAAGCAGCAAGCACAACGCTATCGTGAACGGCAAAGTGAACTACATCGTGGGCGGTGGATGGCAACCAGGGGAGAAGATGACGGTTGAGCAGCAGGCCCGTTACGCCAAGTTTTTTGACGGCCTATCCGAGCATGACGACCTCAACGACATCACCGAGAAACTCGTCCTTGACTTGGAACTATTCAACGGGTTTGCGGTTGCGGTGACATGGAATAAAATGGGAACCATCGCCAAGATGGAACACATCCCCTTTGAAAAGATTCGTGTGGACAAGGAGGAACGGATGTTCCAAGTGGCCGATTGGTACGACGATGCCATGATCCAACTCTACCCTAAAATCGGGGATGTAGAGAAAATCCCCGCCTTTGATGCTGACAACCGCATCGGCAAGCAGTTGTTCTATTATCGGGTGTACGCTGCAGGCGTGAAGTCCTACCCCCTGCCCGAATACATGGGAGGACTGGCTTGGATTGAGGCCGATGTGCAGGTGGCGAACTTCCACAACAACAACCTGCGGAACAACTTTTGGGGCGGGTATCTCATAAACTTCAACAACGGAATCCCGACCCCCGAAGAGCAGGGTGACATTGAACGGCAAATCAAGCGCAAGTTTTCGGGAACCGACAACGCTGGCCGCTTTGTTGTGACCTTCAACGACGATGTCAGCAAAGCCCCGACCTTGGAACCGTTGACCCCGTCCGATATGGACAAGCAGTTCGAGATTTTGAACAAGGCCATCCAGTCCGAAATATTCATTTCGCACCGTGTCGTGAACCCGATGCTATTCGGCGTTAAGACCGAGGGCCAACTGGGAGGCAGGCAGGAACTGGTGGAGGCTTACGAACTATTCAAGGCCACCTATGTGAACGACCGAGTGCGGAAGGTGGAGCGGATGATCAACTATCTCGGATCGTTCAACGGCGTGGAAGGGATGGAACTTATCCCCGTGGAACCCATCACCGAGCGACTATCCGAGCAAGCCCTGCTCACCATTATGACCCCCGAAGAACTCCGTGAGAAAGCGGGCCTCCCTGCGTTGGAAAAACAACCCGCCGATGTGGTCGGACCGAACGCCCAACCCGACGAGGTTCCGCAAACGCCCGTGGTCATGGGCAACGACAACATCAAGAAACTGTCGGGCAGGGAGTACCAAAACCTCATGCGTATCGTCCGCCACTATGCGCAGGAAAAAATTACCTTGGAGATGGCCCGCACGATGCTATCCGCTGGTTTTGGCTTGACCCCCGAAGAAGTGAACACCCTGCTCGGTGTGCAGGAGCAAGCGTTCAGCGAACCCCAATGGGGCGAAGAAGACACCGAGGACTACGGATGGGGCGAGGAAGAGTTTAAGGTCTTGCAGGTGGTCGCAAGTAAGTTTGGGAGCAGTTCCGACGATTACTTTGTCATGCACTCCAAGCCAATGCGGTTTGATGCCGACTTGGACGACCAGGTCCGTCAAGCCTTCGCTGAACTTGGGGAGGAAGAAAAGGAACTGGATAAAAAAATTGAAGCCTACCGCAAGAAGAATCGGGACGCAAGCGTGGAAGAAATGGCCAAGGAGTTCGGGGTCAGCAAGGCGAAAGTCGCCAAGCGGGTCGCCTACTTGATTACCAAAGACCGTTACCCCATCGCCCGTGCCGTGGACCAAATCGCAGAGCAGGGCTTGCCGAAGAACATCAAGGAAGTGGCCGAGCCTGTGCTGGAAGTGAGGTACAAGTATTCGTGGGCCGCTGGATTCAGCAACAAGGACAAGAGGACGAGCCGTGAGTTTTGCAAGGTCATGCTGGACCTCGCTGACCAAGGGAAGGTCTATACCCGTGACGACATCAACGGTATCAGTAACATCATGGGCTACTCCGTATGGAACCGCCGTGGTGGTTGGTATCACACGGCCAGCGGAGTGAATCGTCCCCAATGCAGGCATGTATGGGAGCAGCAGTTGGTCATTCGCAAGGGCAACAAAATTTCAAAAGCATGAAGGCACTTTTCATATCCGAACAAACCCTGCTGGACAACTCCGTAATCAACGAGAATGTATCGTTTACGCAGATTCGGCCTACCATCGTGAAGGTGCAGGAAATGCGGATTCAGCCGATCGTGGGTTCGGCCCTGTACTCGGAAATGGTGACGCAAGTGGTCAGCGGCACAACGACTGCACTCAACACGACGCTATTGGAGGACTACATCCAGCCTGCCATGGTGCAATGGTTGTATTACGAACTCCCGATGGTCTTGGCGTTCAAGTACATGAACAAGGGAATGGTCCGCAGAACCAGCGAGGAATCTTCGCAGATGAGCATGGACGAAATCACCCGCCTCACCGACAAAGTGAAGAACGATGCGGAGTGGTACTCCGAAAGGATTACCCGCTACCTCATGGAGCAGAAGGCCAACTATCCGCTATTCAACTCCCCGCCATCGGCGTTGGACACCATCTACCCGAACGGAACCAACTACAACACGGGGATGGCCTTGGACGCAAGAACCCTCCGCCGTGGTGCTGGACTTGACCGCCCGTGGCCTTACGACCCCTACTGCAACAACTGCTGAACATGGGCGCACACTCTAAAAACATTTTGAAACTCCAAGCCTATGTCATGGATAAAAATCAAGCAGGCACTCCTTGCGCTTGCAAATGCTCACATGCAAGTCAATTCCTTCGGGACGGGCGACCCGCTTGCAATCGGAACGGACAACACCATCAACCTGCGAACCCCAAGTCGTGAGCGAATCGTCTATCCTTTGGTATTTGCAGATGTTCAGTCAGCGAGTACTGACCTTGGGAGTTTGGCTCTTGTGGTCGGTGTCTATTTTAGCGACCGAGTGGAATCCATTGCCACGATGGGTGGAGTGGTTTCGGGCAGTCCGACGCTCGGTTGGCAAGACAATGAAGACGAGGTTTTGAGCGACCAACTGCAAATAGCGCAGGACTTCATTTCAAGCCTCACAAACGACCCGACGCAAGAGTGGACGCTAAGTACCAGCGTCAGCCTTACGAGGTTTGTGGAGAGCCGTGATGACCGAACTGCGGGGTGGGTGGCTACTCTATCGTTTGCTATCCCGTACTCTCACTCCATTTGTGAAATTCCTTCATAAGATACATTTACCCTAAAGCAGAATTATGCCAACTCCAATCTTACAACAAATGCTCGGACAGGGCGGTACTTGCGAACTGATTGATTCAGCCGCAGCCGCTACGAGTAAGAACTACGACTTTCTCGTCGTGAACTCTGCCGCAACGATGACCACCCTCACGGGTACAGGTGGCGAAAACCTACTGACCGCTTACAACTTTTCCACCAAGTCCATCTCCGCAGGCATCGTGATTTGCGGTCGCAACGGCGGCAAGATTACGGCGGTAACGGTTTCCGTAGGTAGCGTCATCGGTTACACCTTTCTCTAACCATGCTGATAGGCTACGGCTACGGCTACCCCCGTTCAATGGTCATGGGCAAGACCCCCGCAGAACTTGCGTGGGATGCCTTCAACGCCCGTGCTACGACCGACGGGGCAGCAGCGGCAGAGGCCGCCGTCAGCGGTTGCCTGCAAGCCCGATTCGCTATTCTATTTAACTTCTAAGAATGCCCACGCCTTCACTATTGATAGTCCCCGCCCGATTCAAGACGGGGAAACTATACTCCCAAATCCCCACCAGCGGGGCAGGGGACTTCACCGTTACCCGCAACACCGAGGCACGGCGGTTTGATTCTGCTGGCTTGGTCGCATCCGTAGCGTCGGGAATCCCCCGCTTGGACTACTACACCAGCGGCGGCGTGACGGGGTGTCCTGCGTTGCTCGTGGAGCCTGCGGCGACGAACTTGGCCCGTTTTGTGAATCAAATGACCGCTCAAGATACCCCTGCGGCATCGGGAGGAATGACAACAACAACGGGCAGCACGGATTTCCTTGCACCCGACGGAACGAGTGGAAGTATAACCAAGTATGTCGGTGGTGCAGCGAGTGGTACAACTCAATATGCTTATTATACAGGGGGAGGCATTGTCGCATCCGTTTCAGGCGCTCACACTTATAGTTTGTTTGTCAGGCGTGGCGCAACAAATCCTTTAAATTTTTGTGCCTTGGGGATTGAAAATTATGCTGGAGGAAGTGGCACAATTTATTCATATTTCAATCTTGCGAGTGGAACGGCTTTGACCGCAGGTGCAAGCGTTCAAAATTACGGAAATGGATGGTATCGTCTAACAACTCCTCCGTACACATTGGCGGCAGGTGACTTAAATGGAATGCTTTCATTTTTTATGGCCGAAGGCAACGGAGATTTATCTTGGCCCGCATCAGGCGCACTCAACCTCACCGCCTACACTTGGGGGTCGCAGTTTGAAGCGGGAAGCATCCCCACCTCCTACATCCCCACCACCGCCGCAAGCGGTAGCCGAAGCGCAGATGTCATCTCGGTAAGCGGAGCGGTCAGCGGGTCCATCGGGCAGACGGAGGGAGTGTTTTATGCTGACCTAACTTATTCGTTTAAAGGGTCATCAAGTCCAAGCCGTTGGCTGCAACTATTTGGAGCAAGCAATAACATTGGTTTGGCTATTTCAACAACAAATGTCGTGCGAAGTATTGTGAATGGTCAAAGCGATATTTTAGCACTCGCCCCCGAAACCACAGGTGCAATAAAAATCGCTTGGGCCTATGATGGTACAGGGACGGCTTTTTTCATAAATGGGACAAAAATAACACTTGCCAATGGTGGAGGACAAACGATGTCTTCATTGACATCAATAACCATAAGCGGAACGGATAACACTCAATTAGCGAATGCCCGCATCCGTGCCATCGCCCTTTACACTACCCGCCTCACCGATGACGAACTCGCAAGGCTGACAACGCTATGACGATTCTACACACAACCAACGAAGGCGCACTCTTAATGGCTGACAACGGCGATACCATTTGGGTCAGTTTGGAACAACTCGCAACGCTGACCACCCCCTAAGATGGCCACCTTCCGCAAGTTCGCCTTCCCCGACGGGGCCACCGCTGACAAGTTGCTCGCATCCCTGCAACCGTTGGATTTCGCCGTGCAGGTGGGGGAGATTGACAAGGCCGTCTGCGTGGACATCCTATTCCACGACACCTGCCCCGAACCATTGGCCGCATTTGTGGTATGGCCCGCCCCCGTTGGAGTGCATTCGTTCAGCGGGTGGGAGGAACAATACACCGCCGATTTCCAAGAATTTGCAACACAATCACAAAAATAACATTTCCAACCATGGGACTATTTAACCGCCGTAACGCCAACCCCGACCAACCAAAACTACCATTTATGAAATCAGCCGTCATCGCTCTGCTCCGTCACTTGCTCACCTTCATCGGCGGTACACTCGTCGCCAAAGGTATCCTTGACACCGCAACCCTCACCGAAATCATCGGTTCGGTATTGACCCTATTATCAGTAGGTTGGATGGCTTTGGATAAATCAAAGGGCGAACCCAACAAGTAGCCAACAGGTGAACCTACTGGAAACCACTATCATCGGCACCATCAGCGCAATCGTTGGCGGTGCTATTGCTTGGCTGACACGGGGACGCTTTACGGCGGATTCCCTCCAGGTCAAGCAAGCCCAAGCCGTGCTGGCTATGTGGCAGGCAACCGCCGAAGCACAAAACAAAGAGTTGACTGAATTACGCAATGAGTTGTTAGTTTTGCGTCAACGGATTGAGAGTTTGGAAACTACTATCCATGCACTTGAATCCGAGAACGCATCACTAAAAGCCATGCAATGATTCTACCACTCACCAAGCATTCCCGAAACATCCACGAAGTCACCTGCCAAAGCGGGCAGGAGTTTCTACTCATCAGCGACCTGCACTGGGACAACCCGCATTGCGATAGGGGGCTGCTCAAAAATCATTTGGACGAAGCCTTGCGCAGGAATGCCGCCATCATACTAAATGGGGACTCACTTTGCCTGATGGGAGGCCGTTATGATAAACGGGCTGACAAGTCAGGAGTGCGCCCCGAACACCAAGTCAACAACTATCTGCAAGCCGTCACGGAAGATGCGGCCAACTGGCTGAAGCCATACGCCAAGAACATCCTTTTAATCGGATACGGCAACCACGAAACCAGCATTATCAAGCATACCGAATTTGACCCGCTCTTGGCCGTTACCAGCATTCTAAACTACGAGGCGGGAACAACGGTTCAACTTGGTGGCTACGGCGGCACGATTGACATCCGAGTGCAACACGACGGAATCCGTGGGGTAAACTTCGTGGTCCACTACTACCACGGCGCAGGGGGTGGCGGACCAGTCACCAAGGGGGTCATCCAAGACCAACGCCTCCTCGCAAGCACCGAAGGCTACGACCTTACATGGATGGGCCATGTCCATGAGTTATACTACCACCAAAACATCATCCACCGCTATGACCGCTCCACGAAGACGCTCCTTCAAAAACCTATTCACCAACTGCGTACGGCGACTTACAAGGAAGAATGGGACGGAGGGTACATGGGCTTTCATACTGAACGAGGAAGAGGCCCGAAGCCTTTGGGAGGCTATTGGATGAAGTTGGAAACATCACGGAATAGTAGCAAGGACAACAAAGGACCCGAACTGCAACTGCACGCTACCTTCACGCCTGCGGATAGGTTGTACTAAGATGTACGAAGAAATCGTACGCCTAAAGTAGCGGATTCCGCTACCTTCCGCAAACTATCCCTCCTGCGTATCGGAGGCGGTTAGGTACAGGTAGCCGTATTCTTTTTCAGCGTTAAACTGCGGGCACTCCTTCGCAACCCCTGGGAAGTCCCGATGGCCACAAATGCGGGCCTTGGGGTACTTCTGCAGCCAAGAGAGCAGCACCCCTGCGATGGCTTGGCGTTGCTGGATGGTGCGGTCATCCGTGTCCTTCCCGCCAATGTAGGACACATGCAGGCTCGTTGAGTTGTGGCCCGCAACCCCGTTGGTCACTTTGTCATCCGTAGCCAAGGTCATGATGTTCCCGTTGGGTTCTATAATCTTGTGGTAGCCCACGGCCTTCCAGCCAAGCCCCTCCTTCCAATGTTTGCGGATCGATGCGATCGTGGTGTTCTTCGGGGTGGCCGTACAATGCACGACGAGGTGGGTTATGTTTCTCATTCTTCGGGGTTTAAGAGGGGGTAGTAGCAGACGGTATGATCCTGATCGGCGGGCAACTGGGAGGCGGAAATTTCATGAACCCCCGCCCATTGGGCTTTGGAGGGGTCGTAGCCCAGCAACTCGCAGGCACGGCGGTACTCGCACAGGAGGGCGTGGTTCTGCTCCAAGTCTTGGGGGGATACCGCAATCATGAGCCGCTCCAAGGCGTTTGTGAGGGCTTTGGCGGGTCGGGTAGAGTGGTAGGTCATACCGCAAATTTATACGCTTTCGGGTGCATTTATGGCGAAAATTAGGAATTTATACGCTATCGGGTGTAGGGGCAATAAAAAACCCCGATGGCATTGGCGTGCCTACGGGGTAAAAATTAAAAATTTTTGTTCAGCAACAGCAAAACTACAACAACCGCAGCGAAAAAAAAACTCTTACAAAAAAATGACAACAATGGTCGCAAAAGGGTAGAGGCGTTGTAACTTTGTAGGACACCAAACCCAAAACCATGACCCACGAAACCAAAACCAAACTCAAAGCAGCCCTTGCGACGGGCTACATCGTGCTGACCGCCTGCCTCGGCCTCGCATTTTTCGGCAGATTCTTTCTTGCAATTATCACCAACTAAACCCCAAACCATGCACAAGTTTAAAACCACCAACATCAAAGGCAAGGACTATGTTGAAGTCAACCAACGACTCCTGTTCTTCCGCAACGAGCCAGCCTACGCAGGTTGGAGCATTGAATCCGACCTCGTTGACCTGCAACCCGACCGCTGCTGCATCAAGGCTATGATTCGGGATGCCGATGGCCGCATCCGAGCAACGGGCCACGCTCATGAGGACCGCACCAGTTCCATGATTAACAAGACCTCCTATGTCGAGAACTGCGAAACATCTGCCTTTGGCCGTGCCTTGGCTGCCTTGGGTATCGGGATTGAAACAAGCATCGCAAGTGCCAACGAGGTGTTCATGGCCATTTCCAAGCAGGAGAACCTTAACGACCTCAACGACAAACTCGGATTGGTTCCCGCATACGACGACCTCACCGCCGCAACCCTCAAAGCCGACTTCCTCAAGTTGGTGAAGAAACTCCCCGCCGACCAGCAGGAGCGGTTCATGAAGGACCTGGACCAAATGACCCCCGCCCGCTTTGAGAAAGGCATCCAATTCATTCAAAACCAACTTGCAAAGCCATGACCCTACTTGAAAAATGTAATGCGGATGTGTTCAAGGCGATTCTTGACATCAAAACAAGCCAACCCGAAATTGGTGAGAAACTCATCGCTATCCTGCAAAAGCGTGAGTATTGGTGGGAAATGGATGCACAAGAACTAATGTGGTTCGCTGCCCATCTTCCTTTGGAGATTTGGAACGGCAAAATCAACACTTTTCACTACCTCTTTCAATCCCAACAAACCACCCCAAACCCATGAACCATTTAGTCACCATCCCCAAGTCGGATATATCCAAGCAGGACATCGCCGACATCGCCGCTGGCCTCATCCTCCGCATCGAGGAAGGCGAGGTCAACCCCATCGCCGCCCATGTACGCTTGAAGGCGGTCGTCAAAGCCTTGGAGCAAGTCCTCAAAGCAACCGAGGACATCGTGCGGGACGAGGCTGAAAAGCACGGCAAGACCTTCTCCGCCTTCGGGGCTGAGATTCAAGTCAAGGAAGGGGCGTTGACACCCGACTACTCGCATGACCAAGTGTGGAGCGACTTGCAGGCAAGCATGAAAGCAAGGGAAGAACTGCTAAAGATGGCATTCCGCAACGCTGGCAAGGCAACGGTGTACGACGAATCCACGGGCGAAGCGGTCCCCGTGTGTCCCGCCAAGGGGACAAAACCATCCATTGCGGTGACTTTTAAGACCAGTTAAGATGCCCGAACAACCCATCCAAAAGAGAGGCTCCCAACGCCGAAACCGCAACGCAACGGTCAAGGCCGTGTACCTACTGCTCAACAAGCCCATGCGTGTTGAACGATTGGCCGAGGCCGTAGATTTGCCCCTCCGCCAAACCTACCGAATCATTACCCACCTCAAAGCAACGGGGTGGTTGCAAAGCGACAGGTCTTACTACTGGCTAACCATAAACCCCTAACCATGCCCAAGCCTAAAGGAAAAGAAATCCAACGAAGAGTCGCCACCATCTACGCCGTGTCATACCTCGCACAACGCCCATACAGGGCCACAGAACTCGCCGAAGTGCTTGGGGTGACCATCCGTACCACCTACCGAATCCTAAGCGATTTGCGGGCCTCTAATTGGCTCGTACTGGAAAACATCAT